ACGATAGAATATTAAGACAAAATAAAAGGGAGCCCAAATGAGCTCCCTTTCTTATTTACTAACTATACGATCCTAATACATTAAACCTCTGTGTTCAATTCCATTCATAAACTCTTCTTGATCTGTCAGAGCCAGACTGAATGTGTCCGGAAAGATCCAAGTGTAAGGAATGTTCTTGGTCGGTTTCTTTTCACCATGAGAGATTGCGATGTGCTTCCAAAAGAAACAGGTCTTGTCTTCAATGTTCAGATACTTCTGTTCAGTCATTGGGTTTAACGGGTGATTCACTAGCAGATCCATCTGATACAACCATTGCTCTGCCTGTTTGTTCTCAGGTGTGAATACTCCAGCTTCGTTAATAGTATACTTAACTTTACCGTTTAGGTTCTGACCACCGAATATCTGGTGTAATCCATCGAAGTGACCAGTACCACCGAATAGAATAGATTCAGGATCTACCAAGTGTGGATAACTCATAGCGATGTATCTTGCAGTGTTCTTACATGGATACAAAGGACTTCTAAAGTTTTGATGCTCTTTAAAGTACTTCTCAAGAATCTTTGCAAACTCCATCATTGTGTACTTTCCACGCTTACCATCTTCAACGTCCTGTAAAACGTAAGCCAATTCTTGACCAGCAATTCTAGGTCCGTGTAACAACCAATGTTTAACGTCTGTGCCCTTTGGATAATAGATTTGAAATAGATCGTTTCTTGCGTGACGATTGTTGACGAAGTGATCCTTAGTAGAATCAATGCCTTCTTTTGCCAATTTCATGAATGTGCCCCAATGTTCGTTACTAAAACTAAACACTAAAGTATAAAACATTCTTAGTTCGTTGTCTGTAACATTGTCCCTCATGTAGTAACAGTAAGGATGTTCGTGCCAATGCAAGCGATGTGAAAAGATTTGATACTCTGATTTTAACAAAGAGTCTTTTCTGTTATCGAATTTTTGGCAGAACTCAAAGAACTTTTCGATACGCTGATCTAACGACCAATCTCGCATCCAAGAGTCCTTTGGTTTTTTGCCTTTAAATTCTACTTCGCAAGTGTTTGGAAATAAAATTTCACTCATTATTTTGCTATTTTTTTTGTAGGTTTTTTCTTAACATAAGTAGAAGTCTTCTTTGCATAATCTGATACTGCATACTTTAAAATGATGTCTTCTTCTGTTTTATTCAATTTGTATATCTTTCTAACGTAGCGTTCAGATCTTGGAATAATCAAAGAATTCTGAGTGCTGTTCGGTAAAGGTCTAATTGAATTTGGTTCTGTCTTTAGAATGTTAAGATCAACTTCTAGTAACCAACCATCGTATTCGTTTTCCCATACCATAGGAATACTTAAGATATAAAGTTTCTCGCACTTTAAAGCGTGTTCTACTTGTTTACCTGAATCGGCATCTAATGCCCAACAATTGTGTTGATGATAAGGCGAAATCGTTTTTAATTGAGTAATGGTTGGAGTTTGTCTATCAAAAAATACTAAGTGATCGTTGTATCCGTATGGATCTGGATTGATGTGGACTTTGTAGCCCATATCTTGCATAACGTTGTTAAATATTTTTTCTCCTGTTAATCCTTGGATGTGGATGTTTTTTGTCTGCTTTGCAGATTTGTTTGTTGTGTAAGCCATTATTTGTTATAATGTTGTTGTACCCTGTCCTTGTATTGCTCTTCTGTTATAAGAAGTGATTTAAGTACCTTGTCATCGGAAGGGTGTTCTGTAATACCGTTAAAACTTGGGACAAGACCAAGATCTAACATTGCTTTCTGTCGACCGTATGGATGGTCTATAATACTGCTGCTGTTCCATACATGATCGAAATCTAAGTGATCGTAGTCTGCTCCGGGTTTTACGTAGTTCTCAATCCATCGAATTGAGTCACACGTTATGTCCTCTGCGTTGTACGGATAACTGCCAGTGTCGTCGTATATCTTCATCATTACTGAATCCAAAAATACTTCTTCTTGCATTTTAGTAGACTTCTTTGCTAAATAGCTAACGCACTCCTTTGCATTCGTACCGTAATAAAATGGACTTTCACGGTTAACGAATTCAGGGAACCAATCGGCTATGTCAGCAATAAATGCAGCGTACTGAAATCTGAAAGCTCTAAGGCCTCTGTCTGTATTCCACTTAAACATAAAGTCTCCTACTTCTCTCAAGTCTTTTTTATCGCCATTCTCTAAGAAGCTAGCTACGTCTTCTGCAAGTTGTGGAACGAATTCGCAAAGGAAATAATCTCCTCCACGTTTGTAATTGCCTTGAGGTTTAGGAAAACTTGGGAACTGATAGCCTACCGATGTGTAGAATGGTTTAGTGGCTCCTTTTATGATGTCTATCAGCTGAGGTATATTGTCAGCTTGATGCATCTCGAACAAGAGCGTGTTGTGATAGCCTGAAGGCTTCATCGAGTAGTTAATACCAGAACCTGTTAATCTGTGAAACAAGAACAAATAGATCCACTCCTTTAAACCAAACACGCTGCGCTTGCCTGTCCAATTTTTAGAAACGGTTTCTCTCTGTTTTGTCATATGACCTTGAGTCATTTTATTCCAGTAAGGGTGATCTTCGGAAAAACCATAAAAAACATCGTTAACTATCTGTGAGAATCCAGCGTACTTTCTTTCAACAACGTCGTATAGTTCAACGTGTTTCATTAAGTCATCGGGCACAGAGCTATCTGCATGTTTTATAATTCCTAAGTTACACTCTTCTTGTTGTGTTTTAGCCATTTGGTAATAGCGTAAAAATTCTTCGTAATACGGTGTGGTTGTAATCCACTTTGGGTTTGCTGTAATCATATTTTAATTTATAAACATTTTACTAATCTTCTTGAAACTAATCCATCAACCTCGTGCATTGTTTCTTCTATTTCAGTATTAGGAACAAACGTTAGTGCTTCTGCAATATTGTCACCTTGTTGAGTTGTTACTTGGACTACACAACCAACTCCTGCAATTTCCATTGCTTTGGTTGATTTCATCCAACCCTCTTCTATTGAAGATGCTTTGCTTATTAATTTAAAAGTGTCTCCATTACCCCAAAAGATAATGTCTTTTACGTTTTTAGTTGCGCCATTTGAATCTGTGTTGATCAAAGTTTTCATATGTTTATTTTTTATTTGTTTTCTAATTGTCTTCTTGCTTCCATTCTTTTTTGCATTGCGTCTACGTGTACGCTGTAATAAGATTCGTCAGTATCCAACCAATGCTCTTCGTCTACCCACTCCTCTCTACCAAATCCGATACCTGCAATTTTAAGATGCACTGCGCCTTCACGTTTTAATGCAATGCGTTTAGTTTTCTCTATAGCTTCACCTTGAGTTCTTGCCATAACACAGCAAACATAATCTTTTAAATTATTCCAATTAGGTTGTTCCTCTCTCGAATTAGTGTAGTGTGCGTAATAAACTGTCATAGGCTTAGGTGTGGCTTGCTCTCTTAGTACTCTTTCTTTTTCTACTCTTGCCCACTCAACGTAGAAGTTTAGTACGTGATCTTCTGGTTCTACTTCGTAATCGAAACATTGGAATATTCTCCATGAATCTATTGCGTACTTACCAACTCCTTTAAGTCCAATTAATTTATGAACAGGAATATAGATAGGATTGCCATACTCTTGTACTAACTCCAACCACTGATAGGAGAACTCCTTCCAAGCTTTTACTCGTTTGTTATAAAAACCTAAAGGCTTGATTATCGCTATGACCTCTGCGTCAGGGCAGTCGATTAAACGTTCTGCTGTGTTGCATTTGTTAAAGAAGTGTTCTCTAACTTCGTCCACTTGTCTGTGATGTGTTTGATTTAGCATGAAACAGACCATTAGCATTTTCCAAGGGTCGTCTCTGTACTCTTCCTGTCTGGTGAGGTAAGGTGATGTCTGTAATCTCATAACTTTTATTGTAATCAAATATACGAAAAATCTATCAAATCTATTCGTTTAAGTTCCTAGTAACATAGAAATAGGGGCTGGGGCCCCTACTCTTATAATAATTCATATTTTTCTCCTATGTTCTCTAATATCTTTTTGGCCTCTTCGAAATCTTTTTCTTCTTCAAAACAGAGTGCTTTCATTAAAGGTCTGAATGCCACCATTTTTAATTGATCATATTTAATTCCATGGTGTTTCTCGTCGAAAAGATCGAACACTATCAAAACTTGCATAACTTACATTTTTTGATATTAGTAATTTCTCTTAGAAGCAATTGTATCTTTAACGAATTGTAAAATTTCTCTGTAGTCGAATCCATCACCCATTAAACCTTCGATACCTGCTTTTATTTTATCTCCACCCAATTGATCGAATCTATCGTCGTCGCTCATATCCATATCGCCGTCATCTCCTTGAGTAATTTGATCGATACCAGTTTTTATAGAACCAAATGGATCTTCGTCTTCGTTTTGAACCATGTGTTCAGGCTCTGTGTAATCCATAGAAATGTCATCGTTAAAATCGTGGTTAACTTGCGTGCCATGATCTTCAGCCATATTGTCAGAAGGAATAAGCATTTTTTCTACTACAGTAAATGCCTTAGCCATTAAAGCCATATAGCCCTCTTTAGTTTTCCATGCTTCTGTACCTGATCCAATTACTTTTTGTATCTTTGGCTCGTCCATATATCCATCTTCTGAATCGTGAAGTTCGAAAGCAATACCGTCAACGCCTTCCCAACCTGGCGTAGCGTAGATATGAGCGTTAGGATATTTAGGATTTTCCCAAGCTATTGCACCGCCTTGAGTTTCTTCCGCAGTCCAACCTTTTACAGTTTGCCCAGCTATCTCAGTGTCCCACTCAGAAGCTTCGTTACCGTAGTTGTCCCATTTTGCTGTGTCAGATCCAGCAAAAATATCGTCGTCTTCGTTTATAGGATCTGCTATGTTAGGATCAGTATTAGCGTACATAGCTTTTTCTATTTGAGATTTCATATGAGCTATTACGTCGTATAATTCGTCAGAATGCATATTATTAACTATATAATCATATAAGTCCTTATCAGATTTTAAGCTTAAAATACGAATTCCGTTTGGAAAAAAATAATCTTGAGTTAAGTATCTGTCTCTATTTTTTACGAGGTACTTAGCAGCAGCCTGTAATTTAGGGCTATCAGGTGCATCACCATGACCTCCAATTTCATTTACATCTTCTTTCATGTGTGGAGCCTTGTAAGCCGCAGCTTTAGCACCAACAACAGTGTTAGTCTTGTGATCTTTCTTGCTCATCTTATCTAGCATATCGCTTGATCTATGACGTCCTAAGTTAGGTCTTGAGTTTGGAGTGGCCATTTTGCCTGCATCTCCTATTGTTTTTACTCCTCCCATTTCTTCTAAACCTTTAAAATCTTTAGCTTTTTGAGCATAAAATTTATGATTGTTGAATTTCACCAAATATTGATTATCTGTGTCATGGCTTACAATTTCGCCTTTATCACCTTTTTTAACTTTAATTCCTGCAATAGGACTAAAATCAGCAGATGTCCACTCAATCTTATTATTTTTAACGTCGTCTTCTGTGAAGTATGTGTTTCCGTTTTCGTCTTCTTCTTCTGTATCAGGATGAAGCGGAGTCTCCTCAATAGCCTCTTCTTTAATAACGTTGAAATCGCCTAATGCTTGGTTAATGTCTTGATACCACATTTCGTTTAACTGTTGGTAAGATCCAACCTTGTTTTCTTTCATGTAGTTCTTTAAGTCGAAGTTATTCTTCATGTATTGTTGTTTAAATATACGTTAATAAATATCGAGCCATATCAATTAGAAAACACGCCATCGTCCCAGTAGACCAGTAAATCTAGAAATAGGAAATTACTGCTCGTACATTACAATTGCTTGGTGATACACTACTTGTTGGAACTGCCCATTGGATTGGAAGTTTGCCGCCATTCCACCCAAAGGTTGCCAGCCTTGCTTAATCATTTCATTGATCTTTTCTATAAAAGCCTGTTCGCTGTTTGCGTACACGACCTCGTAACGTTGTATTTTCATATTTGTAAGTTTAAATTTCGTATGCTTCGGCGAGTTCTTTTATGGTAGCGACTGCCAATTCTGTGGTGCAGTCGAATCCTTCTCGCTTCTTGTTAACTCGTTTACCGAACCGTTCTAGTCTCTCGTGCACCGCCTTTTCAATTGCTTTAGCGTTGATGCACTTGTGTTTGTACACCGAGAACCAAGGCGTAATAACTCCCGTCGACGCGTTAATCTCACGGGTTCGTTGGTCTACACTAGTAGTTGTCATACCAATCTTGCACACTCCCGGCATGCCCTTGTTCACCAAAACGTACACCCATTGAGGTTTTCTAACGCTACCGGTTGGGTCTAGAATCGCCTCGCCAAAGTAGGTAACGTCTTCCCATCCGTCCTCGGTGGGAGTGACAGTAAACCCCTTTGCACGTTGCAAGGCGTACCGGTCGTTAGCTATGTCCAGAGGCACATAGAACCTGGACTGCTCTGTGGTGATACGTTTCATTATAGTTTCGTCTTTAAGGTTTGATTGATTTCGACAAGAGCCTCGCGAATCTCGTCCAGTACTTTCCAATAGTTTAACTGCGAGTTATCGGTTACTTGATCCAATCCTCGTACGCCCAAATGTAGGCCTCCACCACGTCGTCGGCCGTCAGATCCTCTAGATACTGCTTGGCGTCCCGAGTCACTTCCCATCTCAGTCCCCACGCGTCCGCTTCCACTAGAATCGTCTCTATCATTAGCTCGTCCTCTTTGGTTATCTGTTTCATTTGTTTTCATAAGTGGTTAAATGTCTAGTTTGTCTTGATAGTCGGTAAGCCATATCAGCAGCCACAGGCAGCCAATCACATAGTTACCCAATAAAAGGTTCAATATGCCCAGGGTTATGGAGATCTTGGCGAAATGCCTAGTCGTCCAATCTAAAAACTTGTTACTCATATTTACGTATATATTATTTGTGCCGTTACGGAAATTGGACGTCCTCGGGGCCATCTGCGAGCGTTCGAGCCTTGATATTCTGCAACCTGGATTCGATTGCTTTTAAGCTGGCCTCACACTCATGGATGTACCTTAAGGTGTCCTGTCTTGTTGTTGCCTTGTTCATAGCACTGATGTTGGTCATTAGATCTATTAGCAGATCTATGTGAGCCGGAGCAATGGTACCTCTCATAGACTACTTGGCTTTTACCATTGTCTGAAAGAAAGAGATTTCTCCTCTGCTACTCTTGTCGATCACTAACGGCGTGTTTGTGATTACATAACCAAAAGCCATACGATCGTTGACCTTCTTTTCCAATTCTGAGATTGTGTGTGCTTCTACTACCACGAAATTTAATTCTTGCATTGTATTTGTTTTATTTGTTATTTTTTATCCGTTAAGAATACTTTCAACGTTCTGTTCTCGTCCTGTAGGGACAATTCAACATTGACGTTGTACTCGACTACTATGCGACCTCTCTTCTTGCTAGTATGATCTATGACCTCAAATCTAGTTACAGACTTGGTCGTGACGTCTAATACTTCTTGATTAGCTTTCATTATGATATCTTCTAAATCTTTATTAATCATATATTTGTATTTACTCTTTTAAGGTTGCCAAAACCGGGGATTTCTCGGTGACGGACTAAGGGACAGGGGGCCCCCCTAGCAGTTCGCTGTCTACAACAATCGTGACGTTGGTGGGACGCTAACGGGTTGCTAGCGTTCGAAAATTTCTACTAGCAACCCACTTGCAATCCAATATTTACTCTGCTCTTACGCCATGGCCACGAAGCCGTCCGCTATCTGCCAAAGGCCTTGATTCAGAACCATGTCCTCCATAGGATTGGTGATGGCCCTTGCCGTACGGTTGTTCATCTGATAGCCTCCTTTGATCAGGTTCTCCTGCACTCTATTGAATGTGTGCCATAAAGTGTTGGCCTTGTCTGCCTCTCTACGAGGGTTCAATATCTCCATGATCTCGTACTCCTCTGCTTGTCTGTCTCCTGAGATTCTTAAGGCCAATGCTTCAGTTGCGAATCGTCTTCTCTCCGCCGCTGTCATCTCCTTCTCTGCCCACTTGCTAATGGTACCAACGGTCTTGTTCATGATGCTCATCTTCTCGTCGATCTTGGTCTTAAGCGAGTCCAATGTAAACTTGGTGTGTCTCTCTTTGAAACCGCCGAAGTCTTGGGTCTTAAGCACCAATCCGTTCTCGCATACCAATCTGAATAGACCGGCCTCGAACTGTAGTGGCTTTGTTCCGTCGTGTGAGTTAATTACTACGATCTCAGGTCTTGCCTCTACTCCGCCGTTACCATCTTTGATGTAGATATCGGGGTGTTGGAACCTAACGATGTGTATACCGTAGTCCTTGCGTAGCTCTGATTTGCTTTGGGATTGCTGTACTCTTGTTAACTGCCAACCTTGTGCATTCATTTGATCAATGATACCTGTTGTTGGTGTGAATGTGTACAGCTTCTGATTGATGTACGATGCTGGCTCGGTAGCGAAGATTGCTGGTGCCATTACTTTTGCGCGATCCATTGAGATCGACTGGATGTCTTTTGTCATAACTTTAATTTAATATATTGGGTGGCAATACTGCCAGAATTCTAAAAAGAAAGAAGGGCTCGGTTTCACTACGGCTTTCGCTTGTGTAATACC